AGTTTTTATAGGGTTAACAACTGGAGAATTAGTTGATTCATCACTAATAAAATATAAAGTATTAGAATCTGGAGTTATGGCATCATACTCAGCCTGAGTAAGTTTTACTATAAAGTTAACATCATCTGATGCTACGCCAGAGGGTGACGCAATCGTAACCTCACCAGAAGATTCCGTAATTTGTATATTCGAACCTGCTGTAAACGCTAACGTCTCACTAGAATCAAGGGTATTACCGCCAGCGGTAACCGTTCTGACTCCCCCAGATGAGGATGAGTCAGAAGGTGTAAAACCTAAAGCTCCCGTAATGTCACCGCTGGTGACTTCGGTGATATAAGGGTTAGAGGCTATAGGATTATTTTTAAAAGTATATGGGCCAACGGTCCAAGCTTCACCTTGGCCAACCTGACTATAGGGAACAAAGTGGAGATATATACCAGTATCGGGAGGTAATATACCCTCTGTAATATTAAATGATTGAATAGGCGCGTTATTTAGGCTACGCGAAAAAACTGGGGTGAGGCCGATCTGATTAACGAACTCATCCGATCCAGTAGAACTGTAAATGTCTACTTTGTCAAAAGATGTGTAAAGTTTATCATTATTGAATGTGATAGTACTAGTTAAAATCCCAGTCTGACCAGTCGCATTTACAGCCGTCTTACTGCTTTGAGATCCAGTATGAGAGGTCGTACCTGTTGAATCTCTAATTGTTATACCACTAAATTCAAGCGCATTACCATAAAGATAAAATTCAGAGGTATGAGTCTGCGTACTGTCCGAAACAGTAGCTCTTACGCCAAAATCCTTCGTGTATCGACCAAAGGTATTGATATTGTCATACTCTGTTATGGTAAACGCATTAGACTTGTAATCAGTAAGGAAATCTTGATATTTAACAGTTCCATCAATGTTAAGAATATCTACATTAATATTATTAACATAAGCATTTGACAAAAAGTCTCTGTTACTCCCTACAGTTCCACTAACCCTATCTAAGATGCCTAAATCGACAGTAACAGCTTTGTTAAGGTGTACTCCACTACCTGTAGATGTCAAACTTAAATCCGTTTGATCGACAGTAAAAGATGGCTGAAATTCGTATAAAGGCATTTAGTTAAATGTTATATTTGTTATAAAAGATCTGTCGAATTCTTCTAACTCTTGGTAAAGGACGAATATTCTTTCGGTTGAGAATTCCGAATCTGAGGTTTTTGTCATCCCTACAGAAGACCCAATAGCCTTTACACTTAAAGCGTAGTTTCCTATAGAGCTTAAATTATCAAACTTAATGTATTTGTCTGGCACATTAACTGAGAATCTCCCACCATTAGGGCGACTTAGAACCACTTCATAACTTACATCTTCTGCTGACCCAGACCAATCTCCACTTATAAAGAAAGTGGATGTTTCTGTACCTTCACCAGTAATAAGAGATAAACCTGATGGCGCACTCAAGTTCTTGAAAATTGTGTCACCAATCTGAGTCGCTACATTAAAGTCGTATGTATTTTCTTTTCTATCTAAGGATATATCATTTTCAATCAACGAAAACTTGCCAGTATCAAACTTAGCCGCAGATACTAAATATTCATTAGGGTTGTTTTCTTTAATCGCGTCAATCTTATATAAGGTGTTATCCCCATCTTTTAGATCAAATCTATATGGGCTACCTAACTTGATGAATGGTAAAACGTCAGGATTATCTACCCCGCTTGCAAAACCGAATCCATCACCAACACCAGCTGTTACAACATTAAAAGTTGCAATGTGAGGTTGTGAATTTTGAGCTATTTCTGACTCTAGGATACCCCTAATTTCAAGTTCATTGAGGTCACCACTGATTTGACCTGAAATATCAAGATCTGTTCCTCCTCTTTTATCAGGCACACCATTATTATAAGACGAAATAAATCCAGTATTTAATTGAGCCAGACTCTGAATACCTGTTGATTTAGCCACAAAGCCTCTATTTGATTCTTCAAGGCCCGTCGCGAATGTCCAACCTGTATAACCCGTCCCGAAGTATAACATGTTATCTCCAGTGCCTGTATACAAAGCATACTCAGAAAATGTACTTAATTCTTCTATATTAGAATCTATATAACCATCTCTATATTTTGAAAAATTATACAATCCAGTATAAATGTCAAACGAAGGTGCAGGTGAACCAGTAATAGTAAAAGTATTTGTTCTGCTTCTTTTTGTTAGAGCGATATCGCTCAGATTTTCGATTGAGTTTTCTCCTGTGGGATTATATACGGTTAATGTCCCCTCCATAGAGTCAGAATAAAATGGACCACTTAATTGAATATATTGATTGTCTACATCAACACTAAGAACCTTACCGAAGTTAGATTTTTCGTTTTTTAAGTCGTCGTCAATAATAATAAGATCCCCGGGCTGACACAGTAAAGCTTCTAAACCAGAAATGAATGCTACCCTTTGATTTTCTTGAATGGTCCTGTAAATTAAATGTTGGCCAATTCTTCTGGCCATAGCTCTAGATGTCACACCCAAACCATCGATCCTCTTTTTAAATACACCCCTGCTTCTAATATCCTCCTCATTCTCAACAACTTCAACTTTCGGAGTGAAGTTTTCAAATCTATCTAAATAGGAGACCTCGGCGGTGTTGAATTGTTGATCCCTTCTTAGGTTAGAATAATTAAATGCTCCGTCTTTTACGTTGTTATTGCTAAATGTAGCTATGGGAGATTTTATTCTTTCATCAACGAATGAGACTTCTGAAGCTCTAAAGAAAGTTTGCCCCCTAAATAATTTTGATATGAGCTGTACAGAATCAAAAACTTTTTCATTACTATTGAGCATTATATTGCAAGAGTATCTAGGTTCTAAACCGCCCCTGCCATCTGGTACACCTTCAAAGTCGCCATTTGAATCTACAGCATCACAGAATCTGCCAATCTTGTAAAGTTCCCATTTATTAATGTCATTCTCCTCTAAATATCTGCCTAAACCGTATCGAGTATTTGTGAGAAGATCGTATAGAATCCAAGCTGGATTGTCAGTCCAACCCATTTTAAATCGCCCATTCCAGTCTCCTTCATATATAGATTTCTTTTCTGCTGAAGCATTTTCGAATTCAGACTTAGTATCATAATACCTTTTATCTTTTCTTCTGTGGAATTCTTCAGTTGGGTAATAGTTTGATGGAATTTGAATTAATTTTAATCTAGCATCGAAAGATCTTGATGGTAAGCGAGCAAAGCTTTTGGAATCAATCTTTGTCCCTACGATAGCGGAAAATGGATAAGTTAAATTAACAGGAATAATCTCCGTTACTTTTTGAACCGATACATTCTTAGATATTAAGACTGAAAACGTCTCCGTTGATAACTTTCTTACTTTAACATACCTTTTTTCTGGGGAGGAGTAAGAATTGTTTGCTGAGTAGTCATTGACTCTTGGCAGTGGGAATGGCGTAGCTAAGTCAGCGCCTCCCTTGAATTCCTGATATCCTAAAAAATTTTTTACGTCATTAAGTTCAGCAATAGATTTAGTTTCATTGGGTCTGTTTGTGTTATCTGGGTTACCTATATCAATAAGGGTTGTTCCTTCTATAAGAGCTGCAATCCTATAATTTTTTGTTAATGTTGGTTGCTGTAATCCTTCGGAGGTAACTTTACCCACTTCAATCTGAATGTTCAAAACAGCTGGCAATTTGTCTCCAGCCTTAAACGAATCATCGTTATCATTGCTTCCAGCTAAGAGTGTTTCCGCTGTATCAGAAAGAGAATCCACTCTTAATGTAACAAAAACTTCAGAGACATTTGGGTTATTGACGTAATAAACTGATGGCGACTCTGCCTCATCTAGACCGTATGTATTTCCATCCTCGCTCCATGAAGTGTAATCTTTACTAGTTATACGCTGATTATCATTACTGCCTTCCCCGATAGGAAGCCCGTCATTACCTCGAAATGGTCTTCCTCTTCGAGCACGGACATCTCCTAAAGTACCCTCCCCATCATTATCAAAACCTAATGTCACTGGCCCTATTATCTTTAAACTGGCTTTGTTCTGAAATTCAGGATCTATCCTTTGAACTTGACCAACCGATCTATAAGGCCCATAAATCGCCTTGTTTATAGCTTTATCAATATAAATTTTATTAAAAAATTTAAATGGTTCTTGAGACTCTTCCCCGTTTCTAGATTCAATTAAAACATTATTATAATTATATTTAAAATCACTAATATCAGTGTTTTGTCGTACTTGAGCCACCGTTAACTTTTTAATCTTTTTTAGTTTTGATAGCGAATCACCAAAATCGAAAGACGCAGGATCTCCCCAAATCGATACACTTGGCGACCACGGAATCCTGAAAATTATAAATGCGGCCCCTAGTATATCAGCGTTTTGGTCGAGCTTACCATCCGCATCACAGATCGGAATCAACAAATCTGCGTATTCTCTTTGGGCATACAGCTCTGAATATTCGCCGTTAGACTCGGTAGGTATAACAGAAACCTCCGTTGGGTCTGTGAATTGTGGCTCTCCTATACCATGTAATATATCCCTATCTGGAAGGTACATAATCATGTAACCAGCTCTCCAGATTACCTCTAAAAGATCACGAATCAATTCTTTCGCTGTGACCTCACCTCTTTCCACCACATCTTCGTTAAAAACTTCGCCGTCTCCTACAGAAAGATTTGTAAACACCTTTTGTAGTTTATGCATTATAAGCCTTCTCATAAAAGGGTTCGAAGCTGGACCTCCGTCAGGAGTCGGGCCATAACTATCGTAAGCTTCTAAAATCTGAGTTAATATGTGCGCTGACGAAGGCTCTTGCTTACGCATGTTAGGGGCTACTCCGGGGAGATTGAACTTATCTTTAATGATCTTATTAGCGCAAGTAAGGAGTCCGTCATTCTTCTCAAACCGCCGATTACTATTCCTAAAATCTTCATCCCCAAACTTAGTCAGGCATACAAATAAATCAGAATTATTTACTGTATCCTTGTTCATGAATATCACAAAGTAGTTTTCATCCTTGGTCTTTAGCTCTCGTTGTAACGCGAAACTAAAGCTATATACAAATTCTCTGGTGGTGGAGTTAATATACCTTTCTACCTCACCGAAATCATCACTAAATCCATCAGCATCAGGCCCGTCTACAAATTTAACCCCACCAAGGCCAAGAAGCAGCGGCGTACTTACCCCTTCAATCAGATCTAAAAATCTTATGGTGATCTCCCGCCCAGTTGGAGCACCCCAGAATCCCGGAATAATTCTTGTTGTCTCAGAAACATTAGGCCCTTTTGTTCTTAAGTTTTCAAAAGTTTGTATATCTGTGGAAACGCTCGTATCATTTTTTAGGTCTCGCCTATGTTCAGGCTCTTCTTTTGTACCTGCGGATACAGAAACTGGAGTCTCATCAAGATAAACACCTCTAGACAGCTCGTTTTTAAATAAAAGATCCCCTTTGTTATCTACTAAACCCTCAATTGGCCCATCCGATATTAAATCTAAAGTTTCAACATAACTGAAAGAAGATTCGAATTGAAACTCTCCTATTTTAGGGGGAAGCAGGACAGCAGGTTTTACTTTAGGCTTTTTCTTACCTGCCCCATATAGTTTTTTCTTTCTAGATAAATGATTCATGATTTCCGTTTTGAGTCAAAAATGTCAATGCCTTCATTGTAGCTGGTTTCAAAAGGGTTATTAGTCATGCTCTCAAGAGAATCCGCCGTCTGTGGAAGCGACTTAACTGAAGCTTGAACCACGCTTGACCCAACTTTTAACCTACCGTAACCAATAGGAAGAGGGGAGCCTTGAGCGGTAAGATTAATTTGGCTACTGGCAAACATCATTGAATTGGAATCTCCACCTACGGTGCTTGTTCCTCCCTCAATAGTGCCGGGGTCCAATAAAGCATACTGGATTGCAGCTGAAACCACTGCTACAACTACAGCTACTAATAAGTGAATACCAGCTCCAACAATAAAAGGCACAAAATCTATCTCTTGTGGTTTTTTACTATTTAAAAACTCATTTTTATTAAGTCTTTTTTTATTAACTAAAATTTCGTATGAGAAACCTTCTTTTTGTAAATCCACTACAGTTTTTCTAAAACCACCCCTATTAGCGTCAATAGCTCTAATAACATCTCTAGGCTTACTAATGTCCATTTTGAACGTCTCGCCGTACTTTTGAGCTAAAATCCCATGTAATCTAATAGTTGTCATAATCCTCCTTAAACCTGTTATATATATCTACATCTGTTTCTAAGTTTTGCGGCTCATAAAGATTGAATTTTTTAGTTTCAATACTATATATTAAAAATGGTATACAGCAATTATTTGACATTTTTACGTCAAACTCTGATGGTTCAGCATCTGCATTGATGTGGCTATGGTAAACCGCTAATAAATCATACTTCTCTTTAAAAATTAAATAATTAAGAGGATCAATCATGAAATACTCTGAAGGGTCTTGGGACACATTTTTTTCATTCTGAACTACATAAGTTTCTTTTTTTCTATCGAACCCTAAAAAACCACATATTTCTATAAAAGGGTTAGATTCTGACTCATCAACTATCAATTGTAAAGCGTCTTTCATATTTATATATTGTTTTGAGATCCTTGAGATCTATAATCGAATCCATCTGTCCCGGGGAACCCCCCAAAGGGGAGTTTAAATTGAGCATTTTGGTTGGGGACGAACTCTAAAAATTTACCTTTTTTATATTCTATCGTGCGTTTTTCAAATTCTCCTGTCATTCCAAAACCCGTCATATCGTAACCATTATGAGACTCGTCTTGAAGTATAAACTTACTAGAACTTAACCCTGTCTCCATATCATACCAAAAACAAAGCCTATTCGAACCTGTAAGCGGTGCTAAATACCCAGTAGCCTCATTGTATCTTAGAGGGACATAATCGCAGTAATTACGAGTCGCTTTTTGTAAACCATCATCAGTTAAAAACACTTCTAAATCGGACACTGAATTTGTAGACCCTATGTGACAAGCTTCATCGTCATTAAGTCTGCCTGACCAAAGGCAAGCTTGGGCTATATCGCCCCCAAAAGAAGTTACTTCATGCAAATCGCCTGTTTTGTCAGAGAATAACGAAAAAAGATCTACTCCAGCCGTACCGTTATCAATATTTATTTTTGTTTTGCTGGAGTAAACAGTATCCCCATATTGATTTTTTTGAGGATTGACCAAAATATCTATTGTTGACTTATTGTTTACTGGATCAAAATCTTTTCTAAAAACAAGACAATGGAACTTATCTTTAGATGCTATTTTACTTGGGACTCTTGATAATTTGTTTTTTGCGCCATCTTCTGTGGGTGTGGCTAAATCTAAGTAGATACCTTGATCTTCATCTACGTAGCTTGAAAAATGTAAATTCGCTCTAACTAAAGTATTATCATCGCCAAACGTACTGTCTATCTCTGGGGTAAAATCGTAATCTGTTCTTGGTAATTCGTGAGTTGCGAAAACAACGGGGTTATACCAGTTTTCTACGAAGGCTGGGTAGATGTATCCCCCTGAATAGTATTGTTCTTCGCCGCGAACCCACATTGATAAAGTCCAAGAGTCTCCAGTAAAAACCCCTGTCACATTCGCATCAGTTGTAGCGAGCGAAGCTGCACCCGTTCTGTGTAAATTTAAATAGTCAGATGTTGCCTCCTCTTCTCCAATGAATTTTTTTACTAAACTCTTACTAGAAAAACGCTTTTGACAAGCCTCTATCTTTTTATTACAGCCATCTTTTTGCCAAAATGAGGGGTTGCCTTCTGGATGATCGCCCGAAGCGGTTTGTGAGCATACGTACCAAGTTCTATGGAATAGAGGTTCACCAAGGTCATTTCTATCTAAAATAATTGATTTATCTTCAATAAAAACGGATTCACCAACAGAATAACCAGAATCGGGTTGATAAAATCGATTTTCAAAATTAAATCCCTCGTTAGTATTTAAGGTTATAAGATTATTATTAGTGTCAGTGAAAGCCGATCCATCTTCCCGCTCTACTGGTAAACCATCATATCGACATCCTAACCCCCTATACTGCCAATAACAATATTTGGCATTTACAGTTCTATTATTTACATCGAAGTTATCTAGATCTAAGGGCAAATTTAATTCAAACTCAACAAAAGATTTGTTTTCTTGTACTTTCTGACCTATGTAATACTTCTCTTCTGAAATTTCAGAATCAGAGTTCGCTAAACCAAAAGGGTTGTCTCCCTCAAAATTCACATCATCTAAATGTTTTACAAAAACTTTTTTCCTAAGTACTTTGGCATTTTTAAAATCTTTATATTTAGCTAAAAAATAGGTAACAATCTTGTTCTTGTTAGCGACTTTAATCTTGGGCCTTGGTAAAGACCCATCCCCAAACACCCCGAAGCCTTCAGCTTCTACAGGGATCGGCATGTATTGCACACCTTGCCAAATTACATTTTCACCGAAAACAGAACCCCCATGAAAGCTCAAGAAGGTAGATGGTGAATCCACCGTATCTGGATACAACCTATATAGTTCTAGAATTGCAGTTGGCTGCAAATCTAATAAACTTCTTGCTGCTTCATTTTTTCCTTCAACCGCCATGTTTAATATTACACATTTTACACTATTATAACCTGTAGAAATGATAATTAAACAATTAATCCACAAAGAAGAGGCTTGGGATGACTTTCTCGACTTCTGTTTGAGATCTAAGCCTTATAACGCTTTTTGTTCTGGATCTAGAACTATGAGGGTAGCAGCAGCTAAAAGGTACTTTAACGAGTTCTGTAGCGATTGTGAGATTTACTACTGCGACGATATTTGTTACGTCTTTTTAAAAGAGCGTGAAACTTATAATCATATACAGTTTTTATTTAGTAATAGGCGCGGCTCCAATTCAACCAAAATAAAAGCTTTTTATGCGATATTAGACCACGTTCGACAAAAGAATGGCAAATACTTTAAGTCTGAGATTAGAAGGACATTTAAAGTCGATTTTTATAAAAAATGGATAGATAGATACGATAAAAGAGCTATAATATTAAATAATAAGGACCAAACTGTCCTATGGTATAATACAGAAAAGATGAAAAAACACCTTAAAGTAGTAGGCACAAATGATCTCAGTAAGCATCTGCAAGACAAAATTGTAGATTATGATATAATTAACGTAGAATCAGGTAAAAATGTTTGTGTTACTCAAATCAGTATTGATGAACAGAAGTATCTTTTTGACGGAAAGCGCATTTCCTTGCGAGAGGGTAAGTGTTTAATTGAAGGAATGATCTCTGACGATAAGACATTTGTAGCGAACATAACTTTAGAATTCAAACCATAATGAATCAAGAATTAGTAAAATATCGAGTATACGATAAAAAAAAGAAATATCATCACTCGTACCTTTTAAAGGACGAAGCAATTAATTGCGCCAAATATGTATCTGGCTCAGTGAAAGTCATAGAGGATGATGGGGAAAAGGAGATTTTTAGTAGTAAAAAACGAACAAAGTAATGTCTCTGGTTAAATCTGTCTTAAAAAGCATTGAGTTGTATCTCGCCTTGAGAAACAAACTCGCGTTTTTTGAAATCACAGAAAAACACAACAAAAATAAAAATGAACTTATCGAAGAAATTGAAAAGTTACGTGCTGTTGGCGACAATGAGTCCAGTGATCGTGCTGACTTCTTGCGGGGGCAGCTCCGCACCGAAAACAACCAGTTTAAACATATATCAGCCGTCTTCCTTGAAGCTCAAGGCGGGTCAGCCGATTCAGACTGAGGAGGGGGTTTACACCCCCCAGACTAACGAAGTTTGGCATTCAGACTCTCGTTATAGGAAGTTGGAGCGCGAAGTTTACAATCAATAATTAGCGCTTCCTTCTGAATAGAGGTAGCAAAGCTACAATTAAAAATAGTAAAGAATTAGCTTCTGGGACTACTGGCAATGTAGTCCCATTACCTTGTACAAGAGAATTAGGAACAGCTTCATCAAACACAAAATTGTCCATCCCAAAACAGAAACCTGAATTACCACACTCAGGACAGCTTGAATTACCAGTATGAGTTGCTGATACACCCCTATCAAAGATAACTACTTTATCGACGTTATCAAAAGAGCTGGGCAAGAAAACATCTCTAGTGCTTGATGCACCCCAATCTACGCTGGGTAAAGCATATATCTCCGTAACAGAAGAGCCATTTAAGTAGCCTTGAATGCCTATATTTTCTTCATTTGTAGCTGGTTGCCCACCAGCCGAAGTATTCGAAGTTATCTGAAAATACTGTAAATCAAAAGGGTTGTTGTTTTGAAGAGAAATCTCTATAGAAGAGATTGCAGTCCAATGACCGTGGATAACATCATTCCCCACATCATAATAATCACCTACAGTCTGAAAACTCCAATCTTCGGTGGGTGAAACATATTCAAGAATAACAGATTGTTCTTGATAGTTAATGACTCCATAATTTTGAGAAGTTGTGGTTGTGATGATAGTGTTACCTGATTCTAAGTAGCCCGTCCCACCTGTAAAGGTGACGATAGCCGCTTTACAAAAACAACATAAAACAAATATTGGCAATAGCAGGGGTATTAATTTTTTCATTTTTTAAGTTTTTTAAGTAAGTAGTCTTTAAATTTTGACAATCTTCCAGTGATTTTGTTAAGCAATCTACTTAACTTACTATCTTCTGGCGCAAAAAACGCAAGTGTCCCAACTATGCCCATTACCGCGATTACAAATTCAGGCATCGAGGACATATAGGGTGCTAAAATTTTGTCGAATATTTCTTCCATGATTAATAATCAGATAGTTTGGGGGGATTAGTAGGAGGCTCATTGGAATTGATTTTGAGATCCTCCCTTACTTTAAGTAATTCCCTGTCTCTCTTTGCCCTCTCCTCTTCAGAAAGTTCCTCCTTTTCTTCTTTTTCCTCAGAAGAGGGGTTAGACCCTTTAATGTCACCATACCCCTTTTCAGCGTATTCTCTAATGTCTTCGAAGGTTGAAATGCCTAAAACTGACTCAGTAAACCTATTGAATTTGGAAAACGCTCCATATTCTTGCTCTGTAACAACAGCTATCTCTATACCTTCTGTTTTCGCTGCTTTGGCTTGGAAGTAGGTTCCGCTTGCAATTGTCATTACTCCAGCAGTCCCTATTGCTGCCACTTTCTGAGTTGTGGCAGCTATAAGTCCAGCCCCTACCGCAACCTTTTTTGATTTTTTTGTTAGTTTTTTATTATTTTTATCTGTTTCTATCAGTTTTTGCAAGTTAGAATCATCTGAAGATTCGGCTTCAACTTCTGGGTTTTCTTCCTGCTCTTCAGGGGAAGATTCAACTTCTTCTTCTATCTCTTCTGCGACCTTCGGCGCACACCCCTCACAAACACATTCTTGATTCTCTAAATTATTAATTCTTTCTAGTAGCGTCCAAGCTGCCTCTCGCAAATGTCTGTCAAGATCAGAGATGATTTCGCTATCATCTGGGTTGCAGTATTTTAAAGCCAAAGATGTAGCTTCTTCAAGATTTTTATCTGTCTCCCCCATTTGATTTTAATTACACCTAAATCAAATTTTTTGAAATATTTTAATATTAATTAAAATAAATTGTGTAATTAAACTTATGGATCATTGGACAATCATCTCATCCGTAGCATCAGCATTATTCGGGGGAGCTTTGTGGAAATACATGAGTCACAGATTAAGTGCCGAACATCAGATAAAAAAATTAGACTACCAAACAGAGGGAGTCCTGCTTAGTAATCTAATTGATAGAGTGAGCAAGTTGGAATCCTTGCTTATTAGCTCCTCAGAAGAGAAGGAGGCTATGAGGCTTCAAATAAATGAATTAACTATTCAAGTCACAGAGCTGAAAGTCGAGATTAAATTCTTGAGAGAAGAAAATCAACGGCTTAGGGACAATAGTCAAAGTATATAGAAGTTGTAAGTAGGCTGGTTACCCTCTTGGAAAGCGTTCTTATAAATGTGGAAATTTAACTTCCCGCCATTTTCAGCAATCTTTTTCAAAGCCTCTTCACTGAGGTTGGCAGAGCCAGATAGATAAGCCTCGCCTTTTTTGCTGTTTTTGATCCAACAGCCCCCCGCCTTCAGCTTAGACCACTCATTGGAAGAGTCCTTCTGTTGCTTTAATGAAGTCTGATTTATGTTGAGATGGGACACGTTGGTACTGGCGCTTGAATCTTCTGTAGTTCCTTCTTGATGTCGGGTCTTCATTGATTAATGATAATGCTTTTCTTATTTTTTTGCAAGTTTTTCCGCTCATAATTTTGCTATGTAATTTTCTGAATCTTTGATAAATCCAAGCCTTTTATAAAGGTTTTTTACTTTGTCTTTGTTTGGGGATTTTTCGGAGCAACCCATTTGTATATGCTCAAAACCGTTATCTCTGGCGTATTTTATTGCTGTCACCAGTAGCTTATAGCCAGCATAGGGGTTACTTGAAAGCCAGACATATTCTGAGAATATTTCTAACCCATGCCTTGGTCCTCTCTCCTTTAGAAAGATTATAGTTGCATCATATTTACCTGAATCATTTAGGTTAGCCCACATAAAAACATTGAAAGCTAACATCTTATCGTGAGCAAAAGCTTGCTTCATTGATTCGACTCCATTAGGGAGAAGGTAGTGATAGTTGTTACCTTCCGCCTTCAGATTTAAGTAATCAGAAATATCGTCAGCAGCTTTATTGAACTGCTCTGCGCTAACTATTCTCTTGATCATTTGTGTAAAAGCCCAATAAGCTTACGGATCTCTTTACTTGGGACATCTTTCCAAGACTTCCATTTTGCAACGTCCTCATTTTTATAAGTTTCATCCTTCCAAAACACCTTCAGCATTTCAATGAAATCTTCAAATGAGGATACACCTTTTTTAGACAGTAAGGTCTTTTGCAAAAGACCAATAGGTGTGGTAGCCGCCGCTTCCACAGACTCTACAGAAATGCTATTATTAGCCCCCTTAGACTTGTCAATCTCATCTGCGCCCACGATGTGGATATTCAAGAAGTTACGAACACAACGAACGAAAGCTCTATTGCAAGCTATTGTCTCCAAGAATTTTGAAGCAAATGAATCTGTATTATCTAGTGTGGCGTTAGCTACGTCTTGATAAGCAACCCTCTCTTTCCCGCTCTCATAATTAGAGGACCAGAGGATTTCACAAGAAGCAACAACATAACTCTCAGATACATTGTCAACCTCAAATGACACATTCTCAAAACCCCTAAGTCGAGCGAGTTCTTTAATACCCCCAAGCATGATGAGTAGCTGATTGTCAGCTAAACCTTCAGAAGAGTCTGGTACAGGTTTGTTCCTGTAATTAAACCAATCCCGATTCGGGTAAAGAAACTCAGGTTTGATCATAGCTCGCCAATTTACTGAACCATCTTCATTAAAAATGTAATCGACATTTTCTAGGAGACCATACTCATCCCTCTTGTAAAGATCGGGTCCGAATAGTTTTTTCTTGGCGGCTTTCTTAGCTACTTTTTTCTTGCTCATAAATATAGAAGTGTTTGGATTCTTCCCAGTATTCAGGAGTATCCAATACTTTATCGCAGGAGTCAAGCTTTTTTTTGTAATGAGCGTAACTCATGTAAATTTTATCCTCCTCAATGATTTTTTTATTACTTAAGAATTTTGCATCATCAGAACAAGCAATAGGCTCCTTTTCGTCATGCTTTGGGTGGACTTGGGTTTCAAAGTATTTGTTTCTTAAGAAGGGCAACTCATCCTCTTTGTCTGAAAGTAGAATGAAGTCTATCCCTAGCTTTTTAAGGTATTCAAAGTACTCTTCAGGGATTGTATCATTCTTATCTTGAACAGTGTAAAGGATTCTTTTTATATTCTCACGAAACTGCATGAGCATACTAATTTGTGGTAACTGGTCTGTCACCAATATAACTTCATGATTAGCGCAGTAATACAAAAGAGCCTCTTCCTCCACACCGTAGTCTATACGGACAAAAAGGCTTCTGGGTAGACCTTTAGTTATTGCTGTGGGGACTACCTCGACGATTTTTTGATAGTAAGAATCCCCAATATTAATTGTTTTAAAATTAAATTTTAATTGGCCCAAGCCGCAAAATTCTAATATTTCTTTGCAAACAGCCTCTGGCTTAATTGAATCAATCTGTCTTTGAGGGTCTTCA